GCCCATTGCCCGAGAGGTCATCAATCAGGCCCGTGGGATCGCCATCATCGGTGACGGGCGTAGTGCCTGCGTCGTCCTGGAAGAGTGCCTGTGTGCCGTTGACGATAGGCTTGGGTACGAACAGGGCACCCTGTTCGCCTGAGCTGAATAGTGCCCTGCGTATAGCAATGGCCGTCAGGCTACGCTCGCTGCCCCACAGCCCGCCACGCCAGATGCCGTTACCCGCTGGGGACCGCTGACTGCCCCAGATGCCTTTCCACATGCTCACGCTGTCACCTCCCAGGCGCTTGCCCCCGTGGATGTCAGGCGCAGGGCGCTGGCGGCACCGGTGATCGTGTCGGCGGTATCAGATGTCACAGTGCCAGAGGGCCAGTCGTACCACGCCGCCGTATCGTTCTCGATGTCTGCGTAGCTGGATAGCGTGAACTCCACAAGTGCGTTAGTCCCTGGCGATACGGCAACGGCAACTTCCCGCCCAATCGACGGCAACACCAACGGATCGCTGGTGGCGTTGGTGACGGTTGCTGAGTGGAACCAGCGCACGTCTGTGCGCTGGGGCAACGACTCGCTGCGCATCTCTTGGATTGTCATGGCGTGTCTCCGTTAGCTCATGGAATTTGTGTAAGGATCGCCAAGGTCATGGCGCCAGCGGATCTCGAGCACGATGTCGACGCCGATGATGTCTGAGCCTGGCTCGGGGTAGTAGATCGTTGTGCCGCCGTAGCGCACGTCATCCGCCAGGTCTCCCAGAGTGCGATCACCGCCCGTCGCTGCGGCGATCAGCTCGGCGAGGATCGTGTTGGCCTGAGTGCTCCACTGCGTGTAGTCGGCATCGGCCTGATGCACGGTCTCGACGCCCACTTGCGTGGTCACGCTCATCTGGCCGTATCGCTGCTGCTCGACCGCGGCATCGCTGCCATCCCATATCGAGATGGCAGGCAGGTCGTCGATGTCGAGCTCGCTATTCGAGCGCTGAGCAGTCGTGCCATTAAACGCCGACAGGCCCGAGAGCCTTGTAGTCAGGGCAGCGATGATCTTCTCGCGGATGGGGATGGGCATCGTCGCTCCTGGTTACTGGCGGGCCAGCAGGCGGTCGGCTTCGTAGGCCAGGCGCCGCATCAATCGGTTTCCGCCGGGCTCTTGCAAGTCGTCTTTCACGTCAGTGAAGACCTGCGAGACGGACGGGCCATAAAGGACTTTCAGACCCTCAGAGCGGCCAAGGCCGGGCCCCCACTTAGTGCGGACCGCGATGGCCTGCACGCCGTTGCCGAGGGTGATGAAAAACGCACTGGGCATCTTCTGCTTGCCGCCACTCGGCTTGACCTGAACGCCGATGCCGCCCTTGACGTACTTGCGGTGCGGGTAGCGTGTCAGCAGCGTGCCGCGGGTCGGAGCCTGAATCGCACCGTAAAGTTTGCTGGTGGTGGCGCTGATTATTTTCAGCTTGCCATCCTTCCCGGCGACATAACCCGCCTTAAGTTTGACCTGCTTGCGGATCTCGACGCTGGCTTCGGTGCGCACCACCTTAAGGGTGTGGTTGATCGCCCGGCTCATCGCCCGCGGCGCGCCATTCTTGATGTGCGCCAAGTCTTCGTAGATCTCACGCACCGCCGCTTGATCGATGCGGATCCTGATCGGCGTGGTGGACATGGTGTTACCTCATCGGTCAGGCTTGACGATCCAAGTGACGAAGGCACCGTCGTTGATGAATACACTCACCAGGCGCCAGATCTCGGAGCCCACTGTGACGGTATCGCCGCGCTTGGCACTGGCCAAGTCGCTGGCGTAGGCGGCAATCTCGGTACGCCGCTCCATCACGGCGCCCTGCATGCCGGCAACCGTGCGCTCGATATCACGATCCACCATGACGGGGAACGTTGCCGGGTCGCCGATTGCGGGAGTATAAGTGGCCGACTGTGTGTCGGCCAGGTGCTGCATGACCGCCACATCGAGGCGGTCGGTCAGGTCAGAGAAGCTCATCGCGGTTCACCCGATCAGGTGTCTTCGTCCAGCTTGATGCACGCCCGGGGCCGAGTGCAGAGGTGAGCCGGGTTGGACTGCGCTTCCATCTCCACTCCCTTGCCGTGCTTGAGCTCCTCGCTGGAGGAGTAGAACGGCAGGCCCAGGGTGTTGACGGCATCCATATAGTCAGCCGGGGCGAAACGGGTGATGAAAAGGTCCATCACGCCGGTCGGCACTGCGTATGCCTCGGCATCTGGAACCTTGACAGTGCCGCCGCCACGGTAGCGCTCCCAGAAAATGCCGCCGAACATAAAGCCCTCGCGCGGGTCGGCACGCAACTGGCTGCCGTCCTGATAGCGGGCATAGGCTTCCTTCACCAGCTTGTGGCCGATGAACTTGCGCCAGAATGACTTCCCGCACAGCACGGTGATGCCAGTGTAGGACAAGCCGTCCAGGGCATCTTCCACGGCCTCGTGGATGTCCAGCGCCTTGCCTTGCACATCGGTTGAGGCGGTGTCCAGCCCCAGCGCGACGGTCTGCTGGGTCATGCCGAACGCGGTGAACAGGTTATACAGCACAGTGACGCCGTCGCTGTCCAGCACTTTGCCCATGGCGGCGCCGAGGCGGTGGTGCTCGTGAGTCAGGTCGATGCGACGGGCCATCGTCGCCAGTCGGCTATTGACGATGGTCTGCACGGCCTGTTCACCGTCCTCGCTGCCGAAGGCGCGCACGTTCTGCACTTCGTCAGCCAGCACGGTGGCGGTGGTCGGCAAGTGGGCAGCCTGGAAGCTCACGCCGGTGCGCTTGTTGGCACCGACGACAGTGCCGGGGGCGCCGCGTGGCTTGCTCTCGACCAGGCCGAGCGTGTCGCCGTCTTTCTCGATCAACAAACTCGTGGTCGAGATGCCCTCGGCTTCGAACAGCCCAAGGCTGCCGATCTGGCTGGGGGTATACGTCACTTCGTTAATCGAAGCGGTCAGGGACGACATAGTGAAGATGTCGGAATCGAAGATGCCCATAGCAGGCTCCTTGGTTATCGCGAGGGGTGTCGATCAGTCGCCCGGCCCCTCACAGGGGCGGTGGGCACTCGATGGGTGGGGTGTTGAACAGGATGATTAGCGCGGAATAATGCCGACGCCGATCAAGTCGTTTATGGCAGTGGTGGTCTCGCCGCCGGTGATACCGTCCGGCAGGGTCAGCGCGTCTTCCTGCACTTCACAGGCACGCACATGTACGGTGCAGGGTTGCGACGCTTCGCTGGCATCGGTGGCGGCGTAAAGCACGGCCTTAGCAGTTTCGGTGCCATCTGCAGCAGATGGCGCCAGCTGTACGTAATCACCATCGCCGTTCAGTGCCAGCACAGCGCCAGCGGGGAGATTGCCGGATGCCAGGATGGCCTGCTCGCGAGAGCGGGCGCCGTTGGCCTCGGATACGATGTGCTCGCCGGTGTGCCGGCCTTCGGTGAAGCTCGCCATGATCAGTCTCCTATGGCTGTTTCAGGGGTGCGCGATTGCGCGTGTCGAGGCCGGCCGGTCAGGCGGTGGCCTTGGTGCGGTTCTGGCGGGCGTAGATGGCGGCATAGTCGATGCCGGTCTTGTGCCCACCTTCGGGTGAGTGGCTGTTGTGGATGCTGTAGCGGTTTCCGCTGGCGGCCGCCACGTCGTAGATGTACTCGCTGGCCTGGGCCTCGGCCATGCCGTTTTCGATCAATTTGTCGAGCAGCTGCGATTGCCCTGTGGTCTGGCAGGCTTTGACGATGGCGGAGACGCGGGTGCGCTCGGCGGCGACGATCTCGGCGGCATCGTGTGCCGGGGAGAGGTCTGCCACGGCGGCGGCCTTGATCTGCTCGAGCAGGTCTGCAGGGATGTCGTCAACGCTGGCTACAACATGGGCTTTGCGCAGTGCGATGATCTGGTCGCCAAGATCAGCGGCCTGTTCATCAGCCTGCTCGGCGGTGATATCGAAGGCCAGAGCCAACGCATCAGCGACAGTCATGTCTTGGTTGCCGTTGCTCGGGGATTTCTTGCCGGCCAGTTTGGCCTGCAAATTGACGATCTCGCCTTCCTGCTTGAGTTGGCGCAGGAACGGCTGGATGTCGGCACTGGCCACCGCCTGGATCTTGGCGTCCTTGTCAGTGGCGAAACCAAATTTGATGGCCTCGTCGGCCCCCATGATTGTGTCGCCCTGATCCAGCAGGCCGTTGATCTCCTCAGCCGTCTTTCCGGTGGCGGCCATATAGACATCCACCAACGCATCATCAAACTTGGAAAGGTTGTGGGCGGTCTCTTCCATCTCCTTTGAATCGAAGAAACCGATCATCAGCGAGCTTGCCCGGTGGGTCATCAGCGTGGTGCCCACGCCCATAGTGCGGGTGTCACCGGACATCATGACCACAGTGGAGATACTCGCCGCCATGCCGGTCACGCGGACATGCACCGTGGCCTGGTGGTTCTTCAGGTAGTTGTAAATCCGCACGCCCGAGGCAACATCACCACCGGGGCTATTGATCTCCAAGACGATCTCGTCGAGCTCGCCCAGCGCGTCGATCTCGGCGATGAAGTCGCGGGCCGGCAGCTCGCCCTCGAAGTCGTTGATCCAGTCTGGTGCCCAATCGGAGCCGATGGGCCGGTCGATTACGACGTGGGCCACGCGCGGGTTGTCCGCCATGGCCTTGGCTGTAAACCATTTCATAAATCAGTCCTCTTCTTCAGTGGTGGCCAGGTCCTCGAGGGCCTTGTGCAGGGCGCCGTTCTTGGCCATGTAGCGTGGGTCGGAGTCCAGAAGCAGGCCGTGACGGTCTGCGCTGTCGTTGGCGTTGCGGATCTCTGCGTCGAGCTGTTCCAGCGACCAGCCACGCTCTCCGGCGGCCTCGGAACGCGGCTTGAAGCCGGCGCGCACCTCGAGCAGATCGGCAGTGACTTCTTTCAGCGGGTCGACCCATGCCCATTTCGGAGCAATCCAGTCGATGGCGAGATAGCGAGAGCGGTTGGCCCAGTAGTCGGGCAGCGCCAGCACGCCGGAGGTCACGGCCACGTCGAGCCACTTGGCGGCGATGCGCCGGCACCACTGATGCACTATCAGCTGCGCCTGCAGGGCCTCGGCGCGGCGCCGGAACTCGAGCAAGCCAGCGCGGATTGAGGAATAGTTGACGCCCTTGAGGTCGCCAGTCAGTTGTTCGTAGGTGATGCCAGCGCCAGCGGCCACGGCCAGCAGCTCGGTACGCAGCCATTCGGTATATTGGCTCTGAATATCCGGGGGAGACGAGAACGTCACCTCCTCATCATCCTCCAGGTAGTGGATGCCGCCGGGCGTGAACTCGTCGAGCGGATCGGGATCGCCGGGCATGCTGACCAAACCGCCGAAGAGTGGGCCTTCGTCCTCGGGGTCGTGTGCGGTCTTGCGCTTCACAAACGCACCGAACAGCTGAGCGAGCTTCTGGCGGGCCAGGGTGGCGTCCTGCATCTCATCGATCTCATACAGCCGGATGATGACGCTGGTCAGCTCTGGCGTGCCACGCAACTGCCCGGGGCGTCCCCGGCGGTACATGTGGATGACGCTGTCGGCTGGCACTGGCACGCGGGTATTGATCTCGCTGGTCAAACGCTCGTGCGGATGGAAGCGCCACAGGTGGTAAGCGGTGCGCTGGCCAATGCCGTCGAACTCAATGCCCATCTTGATCATCCGGCCACCGAAGGCGCGACTGAAGGTCGGGTCCAGGTGCTCGGACTCGATCACCTGCAGTTGCATCGGCACACTGAGGCCATCACTGGTGCGGCGGTAGCGGATGCGGCCCAGCGCCTCGCCCGACTCAAACTGAGCACCAGCGGCCAGTGATTGCATGCCGTAAAAATTGTCCACGCCATCGGCGTCGCACTCTTCGACCCAGCGGTCCCACATCGCCTGGATGCGCTCATCGCCCCACTGCGGCTTGATGCCGGTGCCGACAAGGTTGGCGATGTAGGCCTCTTTGGCCTTAGTGGCATATGCGTTGTTGCGGATGGCGTTGTGAGAGCGTGCCACAAGAGTCGGAAGGTGCCGCTCGATGGGCGCGTTTGGGCCGGTTACGGTAGTGCCCTTGCCAGCCATGCGGCGCTTGGTCGATGCACCCTCGTACTGCGCGCGCACTAACTTATTGCCGCGGTAACGGATGCGGGGCTTGGTGGTCACGGTCATGTCAAAGCCCCTTGGTGGTCACGGCGTGGCGGGTTCGGCGCCCACCGCTGTCGGCATTGAGCTGGCCGGCGATGGTGCGCTCGAGATCGCGCAGCTTGTCGATGTCGGCGCGTGCGTACTGCACGGTACGCCCGTCCTTTGTGACCATGGTCGCCCGATTTCCGGCGGCCAGGTCGAGGATCGCTTGCTTGACCTGGGCAAGATCGGTGTCGGTGTAGGCCATGTGCGGCTCCTAGATTCGGGGTTTTGCGACCTTGCGCTTGCGCTTCTTGGCGGCAGGCGCTGAGGCCGGTCGAGCCTGCGGCTGGCCGTTGTCGGCGGTGCGCTGCGGGTCGACGACCAACGGGTTGGCGTCCCAGTCGTCAGCCCACGGCGGCGGGGCCTGCCAGTTGATCTTCTCGACGCCCAGGATAATGTTCAGCGCGAGGTCGTAGGCGCAGAGGTCGAGGGCTTCGTTGGGTCGCTTGCCGGGCTTCGTCCACTTGCCGGTGGCCGGGTCGCGCATCTCATACGTCAGCTCGTCGTACCACCATCGCCCCAACCATGCCGGCACGTGCAAATAGCCGGCGCCAGGGTTGTCGCGGTCCATCATTGCGGCCACGCCATCCTTTAGCAGGTCGGTGCCGAGGATGTAGAGCGGCACGTCGCCCCGGGCCCGACTCTTGCGGGACTTGCGACTGGTGTTGTCGGGCCAGGTCTTGCGCACGCGGTTGTCGGTCTTGCTGCTGCCGCCCTTGACCAGGTAGGCGCGGCTCTGCAGCCCCTCGCTACGCAGGCGGCGGAACCACTCGTAGGCTTGGCTGGTGACGGATTCAGAGCCATCACCTTCGCCTCCGGTGTCGACGGCCAGGGCGAGGATCGGCATTCGCCGGTCACTGCCATCAGCCAACCGGTATGTGCGCTTGAGCACGTCGCGGGTCAGAAGGTCCCAATCCTCGGTCTGAGTGGCCGGGTTGATCTGACGCGGATCAAGGTCGTTCTTCGGGCCGCGGTCCTCGCGGATGTTGAAGCGATCAACCAGCCACTTTTCACGGTTTACACCGGTGCCGTGGATCTGGACGACGAAGCGCCGTTCCTTTCCTCCCTGCACGTCAACGGTGGCGGTTAAGAAGCGCACGCCGTGGGTCACGGTGCGCCGCTCGATCTGCTCGGCGCGGTCCATCAGGCGCTGACTGGAGCGCTGCACTTCAGCGCGACGGTGCAGGTAGGGCCGGCCCCAGTCGGTGGTGATGACGGTCTTGAGCGTCTCCTGGCTGCCGGTTTGCTTGTAGCTTTCCTCAGCGCGCGCCAGCTTGTCGGCGAGGCTCGCCCAAGACTGGAACGCGGCGGCCGGGCCCTCCATCCAGAACGATGCAATGCGCGTCTGGCGTGGCGTTCCGATCACCTCGCCCTCGAGGGTCAGCTCGCAGCCCTCTGGCACCCATCGGCCTGCCAGGTTGAGAGCGCGCTTGGCCTTGGGGTCGATCTCAAT